CCGGCCCGAAAGGTCTGGACTACGGCTACATGGTCACTGGCGACGAGTTCACGCTTGCCACTGTGGTGGACCCAACGACGACCGGCCTGACCATCCTTGGCTCGACCGGCACCAACGCGGCCTTGGCGGCAACGGCCCGGCTCTGGCTGGACACGAACCCGGCCAATAACGAAACCGTCTCGATCAACGGTCAGGCGATCACCTTCAAGACTTCAGGGGCCACGGGCTTTGAGGTCAACATCGGCGCGACGGTGCAGGATACGGCCTACGCTGTCGCCCAACTGATCAACGCGCAGACGGCGACGTTCGGGGTTACGGCCTACTGTCCGCCGCGAAACAGCGTCATGGAGCTGACGGCAAACGACACCGGGACCGCCGGCAACGCGATTGCTCTGGCTGACACGGCCACGGCGGCGCGCTTCACGGCGCGGAACGGCGTTGCCGCCGTGGCTGTGATGGGTTCGGGCGCGGCGGGTACGGCAACGATCAACGCCGGGATCACCCAACTCTCGCAAAACTTCCGGGGCGCCAACCACAACCAGGGCGTCGGCAACCTCGCGATCACCACGACTAACCCGTGCGGAACTGCCGGTTATCACTACGTTTCGGTCTGCGGCTATTACTACGACTTCCCGCATCTGCGGCGCTACGCGGGCGGGGTGCTGGCCGAACGGATCTATGGCTATTCGGGCGCGTCGGCTGGAACGCGGCGGGCGACCTCCGGCAACATCATGTCGGGCACGACCGGCGGCGGCACGGGTTCGGCCAAACAGTCCTATGCGGGCTACTGGACGCGGGTTCTGACCGACGCGGAAGACCTGGCTAATTACCTCGCAGTGCAAACGGCCTTGGCTGGCGTGGGGATCACTGTCCTATGAACGCTGGCAATCTCAACCGCCGCCTGATCCTTCGGCCTGCGTCCTTCACCACCGACGCCATGAACGAGCGTGTGCCGTCCTATCCTGACGGCGTGACGGTCTGGGCTGAAAAGCTGGACGTGTCGGACGGGGAGCGGGTGACTGCCGCTCAAGTGGGGGCGACCTACACCGCCCGCTTTCGGCTCCGCTACTCTGCCCAAGCGGCTGCGTTGACCCCGCTGGATCGGGTCTATCTGAAGCCGCTCAAGTACGGTGAGACGGGACGAGAATACGAGGTCAACACCGTGAAGGACGTTGGCGACGACGGCCTCGAAATCAGCGCTACGGCCCGCACGGAATGAAGGTCAAGGTCGAGGGGCTCCGTGAGGTTGAGCAAGCCCTGCTCGGCATGAAGACCGCCACGGCCAAGGGTGTGGTGCGCCGGGTGCTTCTCTCCCGCGCCAAGATGTTCGCCGACGATATGCGGCCCCGGGTTTCAGTGGATCAGGGCGCCCTGCGTGACAGCATCGGGGTCGGGACCAAGCTGACGCGCCGGCAGTCCAAACTCAACCGCAAGGGCTCTCCGCTGGAGGTCTACGCCGGGGCAGGGGGGCTGACGCAGGCGATCACCGAAGAGTTCGGGACGGTCAATCAGGCTCCCGACCCTTCGGCTCGCCCGGCATGGGATGCAACACACAGGCGGATGCTGGACGGCCTGGTCGATGACTTTACGACCGAGATCGCCAAGACGGCGGCCCGGGTGGCGAAGAGGGCGAAGTGATGGAAGAAGCCCTGATGGCCAAGCTGCTGGCCACCACAGCCGTGACCAACATTTTCGGCACCCGCATCCGGTGGGGCGAGCGCGGGCAGGGTGACGCTCTGCCGACCCTGGTTCTGAATGTCGTCAGCGGCGAGGAGCACTACACCCACGGCGGCGCTGGCCAGATCGGCATGACGCGGGTTCAGTTCGACAGCTACGGCGCCACCTCGAAACAATCGAACGACGGCTCTGCGGCGGTGCTGACGGCTCTTTCCGGGGCAACCTTCACGCAAGGCTCCGTCACGTTCGGCGGCATCTTCTTTGACAGCAAGTTCGGGCCTCGCGCTGAAGGCGAGAACCCCAAGGTCTTCCGCACCATGCGCGATGCGCGGGTGTGGGTCCAATAGCCCGCGGGCTAGCCTGACCGCCCTTAGGCAAGGCGAACGCAGCGTCGGACGACGCCGCATCCTTTGAACGGAGCCTCTCATGGCCACGACTGCACGCCTCGGCTACGGGGCGACCTTCTCCATCGGTGACGGCGGCGGAACCGAAGTCTTCACCGCCCTGTCGGAAGTCATCGAGGTCGGCCCCCCGTCGCTCTCGCGCGCTTCCGTCGATGCGACCCACCACGGGTCCACCGAGCGCTATCAGGACTTCATCCCCGGCCTGCGTGATGGCGGCGAAGTTCCGCTGATGCTGAATTACACGAACGCGGCCTATGTCACGCTCCTGGCCAAGTACAACACCGACACCGTGACCAACTACCGCGTGACCGGCCCGAACGGCGCCATTTGGCAGTTCGCCGGCTTCCTGACTGCTCTGGAAGGCCAGATCCCCATCGACGACAAGATGGCGATCAGCTGCACGTTCAAGGTCAGCGGCAAGCCCGCCTATACGGCTGGTAGCTAATGAGCCGCTTCAAGGGGGCGGTCGCCCTCCCGGTAAAGTGGGAGGACGGTGAAGACGAGACCTTCACCCTCCTGCTGGACTTCAACGCTCTGTGCTTGCTGGAAGACCCGTTGCCGGGCATCACCAGCGGGCAGGTGGACCTGAAGTCGTTCAAGACGATCCGGCTGGTGTTCTGGGCTGCGCTTCAGGCTCATCATCCGGGTCTGACGGAAGAGGATGCGGGTCAAGTCCTGTGGGCTATCGGTGTCGAAAAGGGCGCCGACTATCTGCAACAGGGCTTTGAGGCCGCGTTCGGCACTGCGGAGGGTGGCGCGTCCACCGCAAACCCTCCAAAGCCGCGTCCTTCAGCTACGAAGAAGCGCTGAGGCTGTGGTGTGAGCTTGGGGGCGATCCAGACAAGTTCTGGACCCAAACCCCCAAGCTCTACGCCCTCTTTGTCGAAGGACGCCTTAGGGCCAAGCGTGAAGACCAGGACCGCGACATGGTTCTGGCCTGGCACATCGAAGCCCTGCACCGCCAGAAGCGGCTCCCCCACCTGAAAGACCTGATCGGAAAGCCGAAGCGCCGCAAGCGCCAGAGCGCGGACGATCAGATGGAAATCTTCGCGATGTGGAACGTCGTCATGGGCGGCGCGATCAACTAGCGGAATTTGAGGTCCGCGCTGTAATCCCGGGTGTCGATGTCGTTCTCAGCCGGGTCGCATATCCAGGCGACCATGTCGGCGCTGAAGGTCAGGCGGTCAGCCAACACGGCGAATGGCACCCAACCGGAATAGGCCCCCATGCGGTTCTTCGAGTTCACGAAGCCGCAGAGCCGGGCGCCCTTCGCGTCGTGGGGATAGGCGGCGATCACCGTTCGGAAACGGGCGGTTGAATAGTCGAATAGCTCGGCGTCGAATTGATCCCGAACAGCGGCGGCGGCGGCAAGCGCCGACTTCCGTTCCGCTGGCGTGAAGTCCCGGGTGGCGGCGGTTGCCTGTGTGGCCAAGGCCGCAGCGACGGCGAAAACGATCAGTCTCATGGCCCGCAATCTAACGGCGAAAGCCGGATAGTCAAAGGAGCGCCTAGTGCAATCAGTAATCGGCGCGCTCCGGGTGGTCCTGGGGGCGGACACCGTCGCCTTCGAAAAAGGGCTGGACGGGGCACAGCGGAAGCTCAACCGCTTCGGCAAGGATATGCAACGCATCTCCAGCCGCATGACCGGGCTGGGGGCTGCGCTGACGGTCGGCCTGACCGCTCCGCTGGCTGCTGTCGGCGTCAAGATGACCCAGATGGCCATCGACGCGGAAGAGATGAAGTCGGCCTTCAAGGTCTCCTTTGGAACGATGGCGAAGGACGTTGAGGGCTGGGCGGTCAAGACCGGGGACGCGCTAGGCCGTTCCACCGAGGAGATGCAACAGGGCGCGCTCACCATGCACGGTCTGTTCAAGGCGGGCGGTCCTGCCACGGCGCAGACAAAGGCGCTGGCGCAACAGTTTGCCGTTCTCGCGCAAGACCTCTCCAGCTTTCACAATGTGGACCCCACGGACGCGCTGGCCGCCCTGAAGTCGGGCCTGTCTGGCGAAGCCGAACCCCTGCGCCGCTTCAACGTCTACCTCAACGAAAACGCCGTCCGCTTGCAGGCTGTCCAGATGGGCCTCGGCAAGATGAAGGGCGAACTTACTGAGACGGCAAAGATCCAGGCGCGGGCCGCCCTGATCATGGCCGGCACCAGTGAGGCGCAGGGCGACGTTGCCCGAACCGCCGACAGCGCGGCAAACCAGATCAGGCGCTCCAAGGCGCAATGGCAAGAGCTGGCTGTCGTCATCGGCTCCAAGATCATTCCGCTGCTTACCCCCGTCGTGAAGGCGCTGGGCGATATGCTGGAGGGCTTCGGCAAGCTCAATCCGGTTGTGCAGGGCTCCATCCTTGCGTTCGGCGCCATCGCCTTGACCATCGGCCCGGTGCTGATCGGTATCGGCTCCCTGATCGGGGCGGTCGGCACGATCACGACGGCCCTCGGCGCTGCTACGGGTGCAGCGGCGACCTTCGGCGCGGCGCTCGCTGCCTTCATGGGCGTCGCGGCGGCTGTTGTGGTCACCGTCGCAGCCCTGACGGCAGGTATCGGCCTGTTGATGTACGCTCAATCGGACGCGGCCATCAAAGCGGACGCCAACAAGCGCGCCCATGAGCGGCTTGATCCGATCCTCAACACCGTCCGCGACAGCATGGCCAAGGCCGCAGCCGCGACGGGTGAGCTTCGCAAGTCCCACCTCGAGGCGGCGGATGCTGCGTTCATCCGGGGCGAGGCCGAACTCGAGGCCGCCCGGAAGACCCTGGCCGCCGCCCGCGCCAGCCTTGCCGCCGCCAAGCGGACGGACGGGAACCTTGGCCTTCAGGCCATGACCGGCGGTATGCCCGGTTACAACACCGGCATGGCCGAGCTTGGCCAGAAGCGGGCGGAAGCCGCTCTGAAGGCCGCTGAAGACGCCCTGATCAAAGAGGGCCTCGGCAAGCGCCGCAGCCACAAGGGATATGGCACCACCTTCCATGTCGTGAAGCCGTCCGACGCCTTCCGTGAAGCTGACGCAATCCAATCGGTCGCCACGGCTGTAAGGGACACCGGAACCGCAGCCGGCGGCGCGAAGAAGCCGACGCGGGACTTCGCTGAGGAACTGGCGCGGCTGGACGAAAGCCTCCTGACCCCGGAGCAGCAAAGCAGCCAGTCGCGCGTCGATGAGCTGAAGCTGCTGGATGACGCGCTTGAGGCCGGCGCGATCAACCTGGAGGCCTATTTTACCAAGGCTTTCGCCCTGCGGGACAAGTGGAACCGCGAGGACTTCAAGGCGATCACTGCGACCGATCCGGGGCAACTCAATTCCTCGGTTCCCGACATCCGCGTCTTCGGCGGTCAGGTGATGAGCGAGGAGCAGGTGGCGAGCCTGCAAAACCAGATGACCCACGCTTTCAGGGGCGCGTTCGACGCTCTCCGGGCGGGCGGGGCCAAGGGGCTTTTCGAGTACCTGGCCGATAGCTTCGCCAACCGGCTGCTGGACCGCCTGTCGGAAGACCTCACCGCGATCTTCTCCAAGCTGCTTTCCCAGATGTCCACCGTGTCGAACGACAACGGCAGCGGCTGGGGCGCGATTGTCGGGGCCATCGGCAACTGGCTGGGCGGCTCTGCGGGTTTCGCGACCGGCGGCTCTTTCACGGTCGGCGGATCGGGTAGGGCCGATAGCAAGTACGTCG